AAACACGGAATTGACGTGTCTGTTTTGATTGGATATAACCAAAAAGAAAACATTTTTAGTGTTATTACTTCTGGGAAGAACAAAGATTTTGCTGATAAGGCTAAGATTTTAAGTGAGGAACTTATGAAGGTTGCCAATCCAGAAGGAACAGAGTTAGAACTTCTAGAAGATAGAAGAAAAGAACATACAAATTAATATGAGTGACATTATTACGCAAGAATTTTCAAATTACACACCGCCTGATTGGGATGAATATTTCATGAGAATGTTCTATTTGGTTGCTACCAAGTCAAAAGATCCACGAACTAAAATCGGAGCAGTTCTCGTAAAAGACAAGAGAATTATAGCTACGGGCTATAATGGAATTTGTATAGGTGTTAATGACACTTTACCTGAAAGAAGTGAGAGGCCAGAAAAATATAAATGGTATGAACACGCAGAGAGGAATTGTATTTTCTCGGCTGCTACAATTGGAATTCCAACGGTAGGATCAACGATGTATACTAATGGAACTCCATGCGCTGATTGTACCCGAGCGGTGGTTCAGTCAGGAATTACGAAAGTTGTGGTTCATAAAACGTATGAAGATGCTTTTTATCGAACAGTTGTGGCTAAGAACCCAAACAGTCAATGGTCAGGACACGACGATGCTTCTCACCAAATGTTACAAGAAGCTGGTGTTGACTTAGTTGTTTGGGACGGTTATCTTGGTGTAGACGCTTACATGGACGGAAAAGTATTTAAAGTATGAGTGACAACTACCATCGTAGATTATATCCTGATCTTTTTGATGCTTATGACAAAAGAGAAGGGGATAAATCGTTAAGAGAAAAAGCTGATAAAATGTTTGAAAACATTCGGCCTATGAGAGAGGCTCTTGAAGTCTTCGATGAAGAAGAAGAACGTGGCATTCTTCATACCGGAAAATATCAAGAGAAAATGGAACGTTATCGTAAAGAAATTCCTATTCTAGAAAAAGAAGCTGTGGCTGCTATGGATAAGTGGAGAGCAACTACTCCACCTTACGATGAAGACAACCACGTTGGTTCTTGTGGTTGTATCGTAAAGAACGGTGAACGTGTTTATTGGTGTGGCGATCACTACTAATGCAAACTTTTGTTCCTCTTCCGAGTTATATAGAATCAATGCGTTGTCTCGACAAGTCACGTCTGGGCAATCAAGTTTGGCTGGAAGGAATGATTCTTCTCAAAGGCGGGTGGCCCAATCACCCTGCTTCAAAAATGTGGCGTGGTCATGAATACCATCTTGGGTTGTATCTCCTTGAAGGTTGTAAAGTATTAGAAGAACGAGGTAAATCATATCCGGCCGTAATCGAACGAATTAAGAATGAAATCGTCCGATTCGAAGATACAGGGGCTCCTAAATGGTTAGGTGATGAAAAGTTTCATGCTTCTCACCGTTCTAATTTGTTACGGAAACTTCCGGAATGGTATAGTAAGTTTGGTTGGTCGGAACCGAATAACTTACCATACATCTGGCCCACCGCATAAAAAAGGCGGGTTGAAAAACCCGCCCTTCATTTGAACAATTACCTTACTTAATTCCCAAAAGTTCCTTTAACGAAGGATACTTTTTCGATTCTCCCACGGCCGTTTTAACAGGAACGCTTGGGTTCTCTTGTTTAGGTGGGGTGTATGACTCCGGTCCACCTTGAGGGAGATCGTGTTGCGATTGTAGATTCTTATCGTTTGGTTTTACTTCGGTTACAGTTGCCTCTTTGACCGATCCTGTATCAGCAGGGTCTTTTGGAGGATTGTAAGCGGTAGGTCCACCAGCAGGAAGATCACGTTGAGATTTGATATTAGCGTTTTTAGCATCAACAGCAACTTCTCTTACATTGACCGATTTTGGTTGAGCGTGGATTGGGCACAACTCAGCCGAAAGTTGACGATGGACTGGTTTACCACATCCCGGATGCTTACAAGTTTGTTGTGGGATCATCTTGATTAACGACGTTTCCTTTACTTGAGCAGGTGCTGGTCCACCAGCAGGCAAATCTCTTTGAGATTTGATATTCTTATTCTTGTCATCTACTGCTACTTCTTTAACTTGAGCAGGTGCTGGGCCTCCGGCAGGAAGATCACGTTGACTCTTAATGTTTTTATTCTTATCATCTACGTTAACTTCTTTAATCTGAGCAGGAGCTGGCCCACCAGCAGGTAGGTCACGTTGAGATTTGATATTCTTATTCTTGTCGTCAACAGCAACTTCCTTTACTTGAGCCTTGGCCGGTCCACCAGCAGGAAGATCTCTCTGACTCTTGATATTCTTGTTCTTATCATCCACGGCTACTTCTTTAATAGGACCATTAGCAGGAAGTTGTCTCTGAGATTGTAGGCTATTTGTATTTGGCTTAACTTCTTGCATTATTGCTTGTTGTCCTTGTCCAGGAGTAACGACTTGTGGATTTGCGTTTGGAAGACCCATCTGACTTTTCATATCGGCTGGGTTTGGGTGAACTTCCATCATAGGATCAGAAATCTCGTAATATCTTTCGAGAATATGACCCATATCTTCGTAAAGAGCATTTAGTTGTTGAACACGTCCATGACATTCTTTGGCGATCTTTTGGAAATCTCCAGAAATGTTACGTGCTCGTTTAAAGTCTCTCTTAACTACTTCGGTGGCGAACCAGTCAGATGCCTCGTTACAGGCATAAGTCTCAGCCAATTCCGAAATCTCAGAAAGAGCTTGGGCTGTCTCGATAAGAGATTGTTCCAATCTCAGTTTATTGCCCAGTTCGTTATAACGACCAACCATATCCATCAGCTTATTCTTTTGTTCAGCGGTAAGCTTAGGAGTCTGATTGAAGCCACTCAATGTTGAGGGCATCTTATCCATATTTTCTACAATCTTTTTGAGTTGCATACAGTTATAAATATTGTTCAAATTCCTTAATCTTGTTCATATTTGTCAAAAAACCCAATGAGTTTAATGAACGTTGGGAATTCATATCTTTTGATTTGTTTACTTTGGTCAAACGCTGACATGCCATGAGGCTTGATAGGTTGTTCCATTCCTTTTTTAAAATCCGTTTCTTCGTGGTTTTCAATGGGTTCTTCAAGAACAAACGGACCTTTCTTGATTTTATAAACTTTGATGGGAGGGTTGTTTAGAATAAACACAGAATCTCCTTCACGTTCAAACTTCATACTGAACAGATGGTCTACATTCGTCCACTCCCATTCTTTCTCATCTTCAATAGAAGCGATATTTGAGTTTTTATCCTCTTCTATTTCTTTGAGTAATTGTCTAAGCCTAATCATATTAAATCTCAAGTTTTTGTAGAAGGTCAGCTAAGATTCTACCACCTTCAATATCATCTCTGAACGCTCTGGATTTGTTTACGATAATTTCATTCCCCGTTTCAGGTTGTTCCCCACTTTCGGGAGTCTGTTGACTGGATGATTGAAAAACTGTAAATACCAAATCGTTTCCTTCACGGAGTTTCTTCACCACTGTAATAGTGTTGTTATTAAACTCATCCGTTCCTTCATACCTAACCAAGAATCTATCTACCTTAGTTGGCTTGGCATTAGTATAATTAGTTATAGATTCCATTTCCTTCGGTTTAATTTCAAGTCCACTGAATCTATCAACGTATTGATCGAAGTTTCCCTGTTGTTTAAATGTTTTAGCAATAGGGTTAACATCAACATTCATGGTAGTATCTTCGCCTTCTTCGTCAAGATAATGTGGATCAATCGGTTTTCCGGTAGTATCTAACCTTAAGTCATCTTGATTTTCAAGATTCATCGGTTCGATTGGAGTTCCACCATTACTTCCTGCTGCGGTTGTAGCATATCTCAAATCAAACATTGGGTCTTTTAAAGCTTCTAAACACTCAAGTAATGTATTCAACTCTTCTTTGTTTAGTTTTACTTTTCCTTCTGTGACTGATTTGGCTGCTTTGAAAAATCTTACTCTTTGTTCATTAAACATTTTGTTATTGGATTGAATTTCTTTTAGACACTCGATTGTTTCTTCGGTCTTACTTTTTGGTAAATTCTTTCCATGTGTAAAGTCGTCAACACTTTTTGCTGACATGGATTTAGCAGCCTTGGCTACTTTACTGCCAACTTTCTTTCTAGATACTTTCCCTTTTTTAAGGGATTTTACTAGATAAAAAAATCGTCTTTGTTTTTCTGATTTAGCTGGCATAGTTATACCTTAATCAATAAATATCTTCAAAAATTTCTATATTTTGATTTTTTGACGTATATTTATATTACGTAAAAATGCTGCGAGTCTCTTCGCCGCCACAAATAAATAAACCAATTAATTGTGGTTCTTCTAATAACCTCAGATAAGGAAACAATAACATTATGGCTAATACTAGCAATTTACTGAAAGACGCTATCGCCGATGCTAAGGCCGTTAGAGCCACTGCATTAGCGAATGCTAAGGCCGCTCTTGAAGAGGCCTTCAATCAACGTTTTTCTGCTGTGTTTGCTGACAAGTTGAGAGAGGATTCAGCTATTGAAGCCGCTCAAGAAACCGCCCCAGTAACACCAGTGGCAGAAAACGCCGACAAAGACAAAGTTGGAGCAACTAAACCATCTAAGAGCGACGGTGCTAAACCGTGGTCGAAAGACAACATGTCTCCTGATGGAAAGAAAGACCAAAAAGGTATCACTCCAAATACAGTTCCAGCCGCTAAAGACGGTGGAGACGCAACCAAAGGTTGGTCCAAGGATAACAAGGGCAACGCAATGGACGGAACTCCTAATGGAATCAAGGAAACTGCTGAAACAGCAGAAGAAAACAAAACCGAAGAAGCAGTTGAAGAAACTGTAACTAATGAAGATTTAGACGAGATCATTCGTGAACTTCAAGCTGAAGCCGGAGACGTTCCAGTGGACGAACCACCAGCCCCAGACGCCGGAGCAGATGCTCCAGCCCCTGACGCCGGTGCTGAACCTCCTATGGATGACCCAGCAGCTGCTGAAGCAGAACCAATCAAGAGTGGCGATACTGTCGTTATCTCAAAGATTGCTGCTCCAGACGCCGGAGCCGAAGCTCCTCCAGCCGAAGAACCTCCTGCTCCTGAAGCCCCGCCGGTTGGTGGTGAAGAAGGTCCAGCAATGGAAGAGGAAGATATCGACCTGAATGAATTACTCGCAAGTCTCAACGAAGAGGCTAAGGAAGAGGACGAAAAGGAAGAGGAAATGTGTGAAACCGCCAAAGTAGAGGAAGAAGAAGTCAAAGTTGACGAAACTCTCAAGGCTGAAAACGCTGAACTCAAATCCGACCTCAACGAAGCTATCAAGACCGTTGAATACTTGAAGACACAGATTAATGAGATCAACCTACTCAACGCTAAACTGCTCTACACGAACAAGCTGTTTAAAGAGTATGGAATGAACCGTGACCAGAAAGTTAAGGTCGTGGAAGCATTTGATCTTACCAAAAACGTTCGTGAAGTGAAGATGACTTACGCCAACTGGTGTGAATCCCTTAATTTCGGTGGAAAAGCACAGAGGAAGCCACAAGGCCAATCCAATGTAACTGTAGTCACCGAAGGACTGGCATCAAAGACAGTAGCATCAACGAAACCATCTAAAGAAGTTCTCACTGAGAACGTGAATGTGATGGCAGATAGATTCAAGAAGCTCGCTGGAATCAAATCTGTTAAGTAATTGAGCAAATAACCAAAGAAATTAATAGGATAAGGAAAATAATATGAATGATGTAAAATCATTACTTACCAACACCATGAATCCTCAGACTCGTCTGATGCAGGAGACTCGTGGTCTTGTCGCCAAATGGGAGAAGACCGGTCTTTTGGAGGGTTTGAAATCTGATGTTGAAAAGTCTAACATGGCTGTATTGCTTGAAAACCAAGCCAAGCAGCTGATTGATGAAGCTACCCAAACGGGTGTTTCTTCTAACTCGGAACAATGGGCTGGTGTGGCTCTGCCACTCGTCCGTCGTGTATTCGCTGAAATCGCCGCTAAGGAATTCGTCAGCGTTCAACCAATGAACCTGCCTTCCGGTCTGGTTTTCTATCTTGACTTCAAGTATGGAACCAACCAAGGTCAGTTCAAGAAAGATGGTTCCGCCCTTTCGGACGGTTCTATCGCCACATCGTCTCTTTACGGTGGAACGGGCACAAACGGTGGAACAGGTCAAAAGCTTGGATCTACTGATGCCGCTGTCGGTGGTCTGTATGGTGCCGGCCGTTTCGGTTATACCGTAAACGATAAAAACACTACTGCTACCGTGTTGGTTTCTTCCGCTTCGATGGAAGATATCAATTATGATGCAAGTTTGTCAGCATCTCTGTCTGCTGGTAGAATCTGGAAGGTTGCTACAACCAACTTGTATTCCCAGACGACCGCCGCTGGTAACGTGTTCGATGCTAACGGAGTAAGAAGCTTTGTTCTTGTTCCTCCAGCAGTATCTCAGTCGTTGTTTACTCCAAACAACACATCGGCTTCCTTCTACCCTGCTCTTACTAAGCAGTTCGGAACAGAAGTTGTCTTCTTAGTAACCGCCTCAACCACTCTTGGTGGTGCTCCTGGTATGAGCGGTGGTGGAATCCCAGGCGTCCTTGGTGTTTGGAACGTGATTTATTCCGTTCAACCAAAAGACAGCAACCGTGGTGACTTCGAAGATCGTGGAACACCTGACGCTACCTTTGGACTGAATAACGACATTGGTATCCCAGAAGTGAACCTTGAGTTGAAGAGCGAGCCTATCGTCGCCAAGACTCGTAAGTTGAAAGCCGTCTGGACCCCAGAATTGGCTCAAGACTTGAATGCTTACCACAGCATCGACGCCGAAGCAGAACTTACTGCTCTGTTGTCTGAATACGTCTCGATGGAAATCGACCTCGAAATCCTCGACATGTTAATCACTAACGCTCCAGCAATCACCACCGAAAGATGGTCTGCTAAGCTGAACCGTGAAATCATCAGCAATGGTGACGGAACGTATCAAGTGGTTGACCAAACTGTAGCCGGAACGGGTGGATATTACACCAAAGATACCTGGTACCGAACCCTCGGTATTAAGATTCAGAAAGTGTCTAACACTATTCATCAGTTAACCCTTCGTGGTGGAGCCAACTTCCTCGTTTGCTCGCCATCTGTGGCCACAATCCTTGAATCCATCCCAGGATGGCAAGTCAATACGGATGGTGACCAGGCCAAATTCGCTATGGGTGTAAGTAGAGTTGGTAGCTTCGCAAGTCGCTTCCAGGTTTACAAAAACCCATACATGACGGATAACGTCATACTGCTTGGATTCCGTGGAAATAACTTCCTCGAAACCGGAGCAGTATATGCCCCATACATCCCACTGGTCCAGACGCCTTTGGTCTATGACCCAGTGAACTTCACGCCAAGACGTGGTGTTATGACCCGTTATGCCAAGAAGATCGTTCGTCCAGAATTCTACGGAAAACTGCTCGTTGCTGATCTTAACCAGGTATAACCTGTTAGATAACAGTTAGTTAAATTCAAAGAGCCAGTCGAAAGATTGGCTCTTTTTTGTTGTACAAATTTCATATTTATAAGTTGAATAATGATTAGGTATAAACATTTTTTTGAATCTTTTGATAAAGTATCCGATTTGTTATCCGATCCACGGAATAACGAAAAGACGATTCATGAACTGTTGGATGAATTTCAATCCAATGGCGGTAAGATATTGGGTAATGGAAAATTTGCTACTGTTCTTTTCCACCCTTCTTGGAAATTTGTAGTCAAAATATTCAGCGATGATACTCCTTATTTGAAGTTTGTCAGATTTTGTTTAAAGAACCCAAGACCGTCGTATCCGAAATTCTTCGATAAACCACGAAGAATCATCCCAAACTACAAACGACATAAAAACAACACCTATTTATATGTTGTCAAAACAGAGAAGTTGTTTCCTATCAACATGAGAGAATATGATGATATGCAGTATTATACCTCTTATGACAAAGGAGAAGCCAAAGAAATGGCCGATCAGGGACATGAACAGTGGGTGTTTATTTACAACAAACTGGTTAAGTTAGAAACTGAAAAACCGTGGTATCCTCAGTTCAAAGAGGATTACAATTTCTTGATGAATCACTCTCATGAGATAGGATCGCCGGATATTCATAGTAGGAATTTCATGAAACGAGCCGATGGTTCCTTTGTTATAGCAGATCCGTTTTGGGTGGGAGAAACTCCGTATCAAACACACGACAGATTGTTAAGAGCAGAAATCGGATACGATGAATATGATGATCCAGAAGCAGGTATGATAAAAGGTGGAGAGAAATATAAGAAACCAAAACCTATTAAACTACCTAAATCAAAACCAACGTCGCCAGAGGATGACGTTCCATTTTAAATATGATTAAACTAAAACAACTTTTAACCGAAGATACAACCGAGTTTAAAGACGATTGGTTATCTGTAAAAACCACTTCTGTTCCAGGAACAGATGAGGATTACACCTACATTCACGAACAAGGAACTAATGGAAAGAGTGTAGCCGTTTTACTTTACAGACGAGCTGGAAAAGATGCTTGGGAGTATGGAGTAAGACAAGAGATTGTTCCAGCGTGGGGGGGTAAACCAACATATTGTGCTTTAACAGGAACAGTTGAGAAAGGCGATTCTCTTGAAGACCGAGCCATAACAGAAATCAAAGAGGAAAGTGGGTTTGAGGTAAGTAAAGAAGATTTGGAACCATTGGGAACTTGTTTTGGGAACAAATCGATTGATACAGTGTTCCATCTTTTTGCTGTAGATGTTGGAGACAAAGAACCGAAAAAGGCTAAAGGGGATGGGTCAGACTTGGAAAAGAAGGCTAAGTTTGAGTTCATGTTTTACGACCACGGAAAGAAAAACAAGTTTCAATGTTCCATTCTTTCGACAATGATTCTTAGATTGGGATACAACTAATATGATCAAGTTAAGACAGTTGATTTGTGAAATTATTGCTGAGAAGATGAGTTATCAGCAACTCATGAGTGTATCCGATCCAGCAAGAAAAGATAGGGCTTCTCGTATTCCATCAAAGTCATTAGCGGTGAAATCCATCAACGATAAAGAGGCTTGGAAGTTCAGTTATAAAACTCCTAAAGACGAGAACACCACAGGCTTGAGACATCAAGGTTTCATCTATTTCTTCAAAGAGGATATTCAACCGGGAGACGACGCCAGAAAGATAGATTGTTCCGTTGATTGTTCTTGTCCGGACTATAAGTTCAGATTTAGTTATGCTAACAAAGCAGCAGGAGCAGGTGAGAACGGTCCTAATAGTCTAAACAAAGGGTTCAATTATCCATCATCGATTAATGCTGGTCCTGGCCTTTGTAAACATTTGATTTCTCTGAAAGAGTATTTGAGAACGGAAATTGAAGGTGAACCAACCCCTCCGGAAGAACCTGTTCCTGGTGTTAAGCCTGTAGCAGTTCCTAAATCTCCGCCTCCTGGAACAATACCACCGGAAGAACCGGAACCAGAACAACCAGAAGTTCCTCAACAACCGACAGACCAAACTCCCGAAGAACCCGAACAAGGTGAAGAAGAACCTGTTCAACCGGAGAAACCAATTTCTAAAACAAACCAAACTCCACAAGGGCCAGAGGAACCTCAAGAGCCAGACGTTCCGGAAGAACCGTCCGAAGAAGAACCCGAAGACCCCAATCAACAAAAGTTGAAGGAAACTCAGTTGAAAATGCCAATTCAACAGGTTTTGGATAACATTTGCAAGAAACGTCCGATATTTATTCTAAAATATGATTAAACTCAAAGATTTAATTCAAGAATCCTTTCGAAAAGGAGATGGTTGGATGGTTCATGAAGGAACCAACAAAATCACAACTATCTTCGAAAACGGAAGGCAAATGTCTTTTGAGATTACTTTCCGAAACAAAATAGGAGAGGACAAAGAAAAGTGGAGAACTCAAGCCGCTTCCAAATGGGCAAGTATAGCCAGAGAGATTTACAACAATCCAGAACTTAACGAAATTGGAAACCCAAAGATGAAATCTTGGGAAGAATGTTTCACAGAGGCTATGTCGGATGAAAGGCTTAAGCCATATATTCGAGAAATGGATAGAACTCCTGTGTTCGATCCTGTTAACTTCACAAAATCTGTATAACCTCTTTTACTATACCATTTTTATCAACCTTTACTCTGGTAAACTTGTTTAGTGGTTTGTTAATAGATTTAAAATGGTTAATGATGTTATTTTGCCTTATCAAATCTTTTTTCTTTTGTTTTAATCTATTATGCATTGGAGTGTCATATTCTATCCATTCATGTAAATTTTCATCATATCCGTCAGCATAGTATCCAATCTCAAAAAACTTCATAGAGACAAAGTTTGTTTTATTTTCTCTGTTATACTTTTCAAAAAACTCTTTTGCCCCTTTATCCTCGTTGTTTCGTATTCCTAGCTTCTCTAATCTTTCCATTATTTGTTGTCTTCTTTTTAGTTTCATTTCTTCTGTATGATGTTTTCCGTAAAAATGATTTTTATTTCCTGTGTTCAACAAAGATAATTTTTGCTTGTGTTCTTCTGTTATTGTTTTTCCAGTATGAGAAATTGAGATTTTATTTTTTGTTTCTTTAGTGTGTAGTTTTCCCATTCGTGGCGACCAACCTTCTTTATATTTGTTTTTCGTTCCGTCTGATACTTTTTTACAGAAATCATCTGACATTTTCATTCCAGCATTCCAACAAGGTCTTCCTTTTGAACTACACGAATTACATTTTGATTTTTTCTGTTCTGCGTATATAACTGAATAGGGGCTTGAATACCTGAGCGTTTTACCACAAACAGGACATTTTCTTGTATATTCATTCATAGTAATAAGTATAAATGAAAATATCTAAAATGTCCTATTGCTGTCAATTTCACTCCGTAAATGTAACATCAACATAAAAACATCTCCGTTGTAATGAATTCGATATAACGACTCTATTTATTAACATGTCTGTAAAATGGCTTACAAAGAAAGATAAAAACGGAAGAATCATCAGGTATTCAGTTCCGTGGTATGATTACGATTATTACGGAATGTTTTCTGAAAATCCTGGTCAATCTGTTGGCGGTACTGATACTACGTTTACGGGAAGTTTATTTACAACAGAAGATGGAGTAAGTATTCGAATTACAGAAGACGGCAACACTTTTGTTCCTGAGAGTTAATACTTATATTTATATGGCAAACATTAAATTATCAGAATTACCAGCTGTAAGCACACCGATTATTGCTACAGATTTATTTGATACGAGTAAAGACCTTGGAGGAAGTTACCAATCTCAAAAAGCTACTGCTGCTAATATTGGAACTTACATACAGAATAACGTCACAGTTAATTCTTCCAGTTATTCAACTAATTCTTTAACATCGAGTTACACTCTAAATAATTCTCCATTAAGTTTAGCCTTTACCTTCAATAAAAGCAATTTCTCTATAGAAGCATTTTCGTCGTCCAGCCCAACCACCCTTGTCACAGCGGCTGATTTTGTTGTTGGTATTAATACGTCCAGTGTGTTGTTTTTTACAGCCTCGTCTAACGTTGTGATGCCTTCTGTATTGTTAGCAGGCAATGATTATGGAGTGTATGCTACAATAGATGGTAAATTGATTGCTACAATAGCCACATCTTCTTTTCTGGAACCGGACGGATATAATTCTAAAACATCGGTTTTAATTGGCGGATTTTATTATGCTCATAACGGGTCTTCCACGATTACTACTATAAGTGAATCTAGAATAAATGGTATTGCTTACGTAACAGCGTCTAATAATCATGGTTTATTAACAGGAGATTACGTTGATGTGACGTTAATGACGGATACTACGTATAACTCAATTAACTCACAGATTACAGTCAACGGAAATATCATTTCTTATAGCAATTCAGGTAGCAATGTATTGCCTACGGCTGATACTACTGGAAGAATATGGAACATAAATAGGTCTGGAAGTATAAATATTTACTCATTGTGGGACTTAAATTTCAGACCATCTGCTCCCGATCCAAGAGGTATGGTGTTAGTTGATAATAGATTCTGGGTAGATATTTGGTTAACAGGAGTTAATTATCATGTGAGTGGTAGCAGCAAAAAAGGAGAAAGAATTGCTGATGGTGAAAATTCCACCTCTTATCCAGTAAGGTCGCCTTCTTTGGGTGGAAATGGAACAACAAAATACGGTTCATTAACGTGGTGGGAAGCTGGAGAAGTTTTGAGTTATGTTGGTAAATCTTTGCCTTCTTATGAGGATTTTACCGTGGCTGCGTATGGAACGACTGAAAATAACTCTTTTGGAACCGACCCAGTAATGAATTGTAGAACTATTGGATATACCTCAAAATGGGGAGTAGAAGAATCGACTGGTGTGATGTGGGTGTGGGGCAAAGATTTAATATACAGATTTGATTTTCAAACTACTATCAACTCATCATATCGTTCACGATTAAATAACATTGCTACAATAACCAGCAGTGCAGCTCATGGATTACAACCAGGAGATGTTATTTCTCCCCAATCTTTTGGATCGTCCAGTTACAACAGGACTATGACTACAGTAATTTCAACTCCAAGCACAACGACTTTCACATATAATGCCACTGGTCCAGATGAATCATTAGCTACAGATTCCGCTGGCAGAATATACTATGGAATGCCTACCTTTGGTTATCAAAACGTAGCAGGAAGTCGTGGACAGATTTATATTCAAGGCCCATATGGTTTGTGTGCTGGTATCTTCGGTGGTAATTGGTCTGCTGGTGCCAATGCTGGTTCCCGTCGTTCTAATTGGAACTACGTCGTTTGGAATAGCTTCAACCTTATCGGGTGTCGTGGGTTTTGTGACCATGTGGTGAAAAAGTAATTTTGACACCGAGCCGAAAGGCGACGGGTCAAAATTACCTTAGATAAAATATGAATAACGAAAACAAAGTTTTAAAAGATAACTCCACAGATTTTAATTCTCTTGAAATTATAGAAAAGTATGAAGATGTAGTAAATTATCTATATCCTATTTGTCTAAATATGGCAAAAGGACATAGAATATTACGAGACAGAATATGTGATTGTATGTTTAATCAAATAGAACTTTTCATACAATCAGCAAAGTCAAATCAAATGAGTAAGTTTTACTTGGCAGATGCCAATTTGGCTATGACAAGATGTTATTTACGATTCGCTAATAATGATAAAATTAAACTTTTATCCCATAAACAGTTTGGTATTTTGAGTTTAAAACTCTCTGAAATCCAGTTGTTGTTAGATAAATGGATAAAATCATCAAAGTTTAACAAATCGTAATGGGTTAAATTGGGTCAAAATCTTCGGTGGTAATTGGAATAATGGTGCCAATGCTGGTTCCCGTAATTCTAATTGGAACAACAACGTTTGGAATAACAACAACAATATCGGGTGTCGTGGGTTTTGTGACAATTATATTCTTTATGTTTTGTTAACGTGCGGTTAAGGCTATACGTTCAATTTGAGATTAATAATGGTCAGCTCAATTTATCCTGCTTCGGCAAATACACAACTGACAGAGATGTATGTGGATAAAACCTCATTACATCTCTTTTTTATTTTTATGGGAAACAAATACAATAGTTTAATTCAAAAAGTGGTAGAAGAAGATAATTTGTTAAAAGCGTATAAACAAGCCAGGAAAAGAAAACGATTAAAGAACGAGGTTCTATTGTTTAAAGAACACCTACATTTCAACCTACAACAGATTAAAAATGACATTTTAAACAAAACATATAAAATAGGAGAATACAGAAATTTTAAAATATATCATCCCAAAGAACGAAATATTTCAGCATTACCATTCAGAGACAGAGTGGTTCAACACGCCTTATGTAATGTAATAGAACCTTTGTTTGACAAATCTATGTTCTCCATGAGTTATGCCTGTAGAAAAGGCAAAGGAACTCATAAATGTATGTTAAACGTAAAAGAAATGACAAAGAAATTTAAAACGAGTGGTTATTTTCTTAAAATGGATTTCTCAAAATTCTTTCCGTCTGTTGATAGAGAGATTTTATACAAAGAAATAGAACGTAAAGTCAAAGATGAACATGTGTTGTGGTTATTAAAACAAATCATTCCTTCTGATGGAACGGGTCTACCAATTGGAAATCTAACAAGCCAACTGTTCGCTAACGTTTATGCCGGAGTATTTGATAGATATATTAAACAAACATTGAGAGTCAAGCATTATATTAGATATATGGATGACACCCTAATTTTACACGAATCTAAAGAAAAATTAAAAGAAACAAAAAATCAATTAGAAACTTTTTCTCTAGAAAAAATGAAACTTAGATTTTCAAAGTGGTATATTTTGCCTATAAAAAGAGGTATAAACTATGTTGGTTATAGAATTTGGCCAACTCATGTCCTCATACGAAAAAATTCTGTCGTTCAAGCCAAACGGAAAATAAAAAGATATTTATCTCAAAATAAGTATGACGATTTACAAAAATTTATAGCAAGTTGGTCAGGACACATTAAATGGTCAAACCATCATAATTTGTCAATATTCATAGAGAAAAATTACTTTTCAGAACATTAAAAAATTCTTGTTATTGTTTAGTGATTATACCTTTAGATAAATCCACTGTGCCAAGTTCTGCTTTCGTAGCTACAGCAGTCTGAGCTTGGTCTAACAATTCAGGAGTTTCTTTGACTATAGCAAGTAATTCTCTGTCTGCTTCTTTGTTCATGTTATCAATCCAACCTGTTAAGGTTTCGTTGATAAGATTTTGAAGAACTGATGTTGGGTCAAGGTTAAAAGTGAAAGCAATAGCATTCACCTGTTCATCTGTTAATGTTAATGTAATGTCCATGAATATAAATAGTGTGTAAACGTCTTTAAGATTAACTTTTTGGTCTTCTGACCATTGTCAATCCAAAAGGTTCAGATAAACGATAATCCATCCTTCTACCTTTGTTTTTGACAAACCCAAAGTTTTTATAGAAACTTAGAAGCTTTTCTTTGTATCCTCTTTCAGGCTCAGGACTCAATACTATGTTTAGTTTATTCTGGTCAGCAAAATCTACAATTCTGTTCATGACCTTAGCCCCAATTCCTTGTCTTCGGAACTCTGGTTTGACTCGGATAGAACCTAAAAACATTGTATCACCAAACTTAAGCATATAAATCTAGATTTTGAAGTTGAGGAAACTCTGTTTCTAATTGTCTCTCAAGAGCCTTGATTTTCTCGTTGGTTCGGTGTTTTTCCTCTATCCACGGGTCAATGTTTTCAAGTAGTTTTTTGAGTTTAATCATACAAAATTCTTTTTGAAGAACTCCAGTTGTTCTTTTGGAACCATTGCTGGTATCTTCTTCAATCCCATATCTCTTAGAACGGCAAATCTATGTCTTCCATTAGTAAACTGGATACATTGACTCCATTCTCCAAAGGAAATCTGAGGAAGACCGATAGGTTCTCCCCGTTGTAAATAGGATATAAATCCCTGATAACAACCACGTTTTGGAGCGCCTGTTCCACCAGGTCCGATGTAGAAATCTTTATCTTTTGACCAAGATTTGTCTACCTTGAATACATCTATTTTCAACGGAACTTCACGGGGAGAAGTTGCAATGGGTTTTTCCCATCTTATCTTGGATAAATCAACATCTTCATTTATTGACTTCTCTGGTTTAAAATCTGCTTTTTCAACATCAGCATGATCTTGATCGTCCCATTTTGGAACACGCTTGAAACCACTTCCGGTGTAAATAAGAACAGGAACCTTTTCTATACCTAATTCTTTTGCAACTGTAGCCCTATGTCTTCCTTCATGTCCAATCACCTTTTTCTTTTCCATGTCAACGTGAAGAACAAGAAAATCCAAAGGTTTACTTTTCAACATTTTATCTTTTAAATCTTTAAGTCCGTCTAGGTTTGGATAAGTTAATGGAGCGGCTAACCGAAGAAACTTGTCTGGTTCCATCCAAACAATTTTCCCCTTCCAACCAACTTCACCCTGATAAGAAAGAAGTTGGTCTTTATTGGCCAACGGATAGTTAAGTTCATTAACCTTTTTCATTTTATACCAAAATGTTTTAGAAACCTTTCTGTTTCCTCAATCTCTTCCTTGGTTTTATGAAACTTAATTGCTCCTCCACAATCCGAATGGTGATCTACACCGCTTTCATCTACCCATGTGTGCATTTCATAGATTTCCTCGTTACAATGAGGACACCTGTGAAAATACTCGGGACGAGAATCCCGAATGGTTTCCTTCAATTCAGCATTTTCAAATTGTTTGCTTTCCGTAATTAGTTTCTTTAAATTAATCATGTTCCCACCATCTTTCTAGCAATTTCCATTGCTTTATCTTTGGAAAGTTTGGGATTTTCAAACCAAGCATCCGTAACGGCTTTCATGATATCACCAATGATTCTGCCCGGTTTCAAATTCAATTCTTTTTGTAAATCGAACCCTGTGATTGGTAACTTTGGCTTGGCTGTAGTCGTTTCCATACTCTTCAAACGATTCTTTACAAAATCAATTTGATTAGGCATGGCAGATGCATCTGCATGGGCAATGTTATCAGCGTGAATCAAACTGAGAACATTTTCCAACTGATCTCCAACATCTGCTACAAACCGACGTAGAGTTTTGTCTGTCAAATCGACAGCAGTATCTCCACCCTGTTTTAACCTCATGTGGTTTTTAATACCCACTTTTACAGCATCAATAACTTCATTAGGGTATTTTAATCTCTTCATGATTTTCTCAGCAATATCTGTACCAGCATCTTCGTGGCCGTAGAAATGAACTCCGGTCGGAGTAACCGAACGAGTCACGATCTTCCCAATATCATGAAACAACCCCATCAATCGTTGAGCCAATACAGGCTGAGTCTTCTTTAAGACAGCCAGTGTATGACCAAAAACATCCATCGTATGATGTTGATTCTGAGTCATTTTGATTGCTTGTTTCAATTCAGGAATGACATATTGAAGTAAGTTCGTCACCTTCAACAGCTTGATAGCTTTGTCAGGATTAGGACTTAACAACATCTTATTCAACTCATCTTGAATACGTTCTGCTGAAATATTATCCAACATCGAAGCGCTTTTCTTCAATGCTCTAACAATGTAAGTTGGAATGTTCCATCCATATTTCGCATAGAAACGAACAACCCTTAACATTCTAAGAGGATCGTCAGTAAACGTTTGAGACGGTTCCAAAGGTGTTCTAATAACTCCTTTTTTAAGATCTTCTTTTCCTTTTCCCGTCAAATCAAGAATCTCTCCTGTGGAAACGTTCTTGAACATGGAGTTAACAGTTAAGTCTCTACGTTCAGCGTCTCCAGCAAGAGACGAATATCCTACTTCTGGTTTTCTAGAACCAGCAGTGTATTTCTCAGAACGAGGCATAACCGCTTCAATATCCATTGAACCGATATCCTGACCGTTGTGAGATACATCACCGAGATTGAACTTAGCTGTTCCGAAACGTGGAAACACTACAGGGTTTGATCCTTCTTTGTAAGAACCAACTCTTCTAGTAATCCAATTCGCAAATTCGATGCCACCGTTTGGAGTAGAAATCATCAAATCCAAATCTTTTGGATCTTTTCCCATGAGGAAGTCCCGAACGTAACCGCCAGCGATGAATACCTTATTTTCCCATTCAGTTCCGTGAATGAGTTTTTTAAGGTAATCTTCAAGGGCTGCTTCTCTAGCTCCCTCAGTTAATATCTGTTTTAACATCATAAATCGTAGTAATACTTTCCTTCCGGATTACTATACTTTATCCTATTGATTGACACTTCAAACGGTTTCAGTTCTTTGATGAACTTCTTTCCTTCTCCGGGTTTCACATACGCCAGAGTTAGGTGTGGTTTATAAATAGGATGTTCATCTTTGTTAGGAAGTCTGCTAAACATTTTATTCAAACGTTCTAACACATCACTTTTGACATTGAACTTCACCACGTCAAACTTTGGATTTCGAAATAAATCAATCGACTCCAGAATTGCTTTGAACGGTCGTAATCCACCAATCACTTTACCCATTACATCCTTTTTATAATGGTCTGTCAATCCAAATTTGATGGTAATGTGGCATTCTTTTTCTCTCCCAAACTCTTGACCTTCTTCAAGATATAGAGATTCTTCCGGGATAAGAAGACTGTTTAGCTTCTGAATTTTCGCAGATGCTACAGGTTCAACAACTCCCATTACACACCCATATTCGTATTTGTGATTGTGTTTCATGCTTTATGCAAAATAGTAATATACCAACTCAAATTATCAAAAGTTATCGTTTGAATATGTTTGCTGAACCTAATGGCGATGCCTTTTTCTTCGTTTTCTTTAACCATCTGCTTCACGAAATCGTATGAGTAGTTCTCTTTCAACCACTTATAATAGTAGTCGATCTTGCTTCTTTCACACTCCACTAAGCAATTCAAATTCCTAAACACCGTGGCATAAAGGGTTAACGACCTGAATGCCCCCACTTCACTTTTAGGAGTCGTTAACTCTCCGCTAATGATTAGGTTCATATTTTACACATTAAAAATGAGTTTGTAAAGTTCTCTTACTACCTCATTAAATTTTGGTTTGTCATGTTTAAACAGCTCGGTCAGATGTCGAACAGTCATTGAATAGGGCCAAAAACTGCTGTATGGATATTTCCTTCTGAAAGGTTCGTAACTCATAACTCCAGCAATGTTTTTAATTATGTCAGAAAATCCTTCTTTCCATCGGTTTTTAGGAAGATTGTTGGAAAGAAACTCTTCAACGTTTTCTTTATAATCGTAAAGATTGGTCTTCATTTCAACGTCTCGGTGAGGATGTAGAACTCTATTCCATTTATCTTCCGGTTCTTTGTATTTTGCATTTGGACCTGCTGCTCCTCCCGGATCAACTCCACGAACATCAGGATTACGAGAATGTCTTAAATCCTTTTTTGGACCTCCATAAAAATCTCCTTTAAGACCTTTGTTTATATTTCCATAATGTTGCATTAAATGTCTTCCCTCGTGACGACTAGTCGCAACAAATTTATAGGCGTCTTCCAAATAAGATTCTGTTGAAAGAGAGTCAGGATTGAAAACGTCTAAATAGACAGTTTGAACTATCCAAGGTCTATTTGCTCCGGAAAAATGATTGGGACTATGATACGTTTCTGCTTTATGACTTGGAAGAACTCGAAAATAATGTTCGTATTTTTGTCCTGGGTTATCAGGCATTTCTTTTTCATAAACCAAAACCATTTTCTGCCCATCAGGATGAACTTTCGGTTTTCTTGGTTTATCAAGAGATTGCCATTTAACCATAGTATTAAGAATTCGTTCCGTCGTAACCATCTGATTGTCAAACTCTTTCTTCCATGTCTGATAACTGTCATCCCACTGATTCCAGATATCATTAAATCTCTTTAAATCCCAACCAGCGTAGTCTTTGTTTATGACTATATTGGGCAACATTCCGTTTTTCTTATCATGGTTTGTGATATAAATCCCATCATCGGCTTTTTCAATATCTACAGTTTCTTTCTGCATTATCTTGTTAGCGGTGGTAACAGAATAATACTCCGGAACCAAAATATCGGTCATCGTAAGTTTGGTGTTTCCTCCTGAACTTTTGGTCATCATTCTGACCGTATCGAAGAAATTTTTCAAAGTTTTAAACGATTTCTCATTAAGTTCTTTGTTGGAAAAGATCTTTTTTCTGAACCTTTTGATGTAAGGAGGAAGAATATGACCCAAAGCGGAATAACCAGTATTCTCCAGCTGCTTCTGCAATTCTGGAGGAATTTCGAACCTTTCCGATATCAAATTGGACAACTTAATCATTTTACTTCAACTATTCTCTGTATAAATATCTACTGAATGGGAATGAGTTCAATATTTATAGTTAAGGTAAATTGTATAATTTCATATGGCAACTTTAGATCAGGACAGAGTAAGATTTCCAGGAAGTGGATCGCCGGTCCCCGGCAACACAGCGTATCATTTTTATGATACGGATGCTTCTTTTGTCAAAGATTGTTATTCTTCAATGATTTGGGCGGCTAGACGTTTGGGTTATCCCATCGTTGATATCGAAATGATTGATATTGACTTCTACGCTGCTTTTGAGGAAGCCGTTAATGAATACGGGTCAGTCGTTAATCAGTGGAATATAGTTAACAATCTCTCCAACTTCATTGGGACACCGATTTCCTCATCTTTTATAAATTCTCAGACAGGGTTGACTGGTGTAGCTATCACAGGCGCTCCAATTCCTTACATCGTAGAATTGGCCGATTCTTATGGATCAGAGGCTGGTGTAGGTGGAAAAGTAAATTTAAAGAAAGGTCATATTACCACAGAGAATGGAAAACAAGTTTACGACCTTCAAGCTTTGTGGGGAGATTCTGCTGAAGCCGGTAAAAGAATAGAAATCAGAAAAGTCTTCCACGAACGCCCACCAGCATTTGCTCGTATTTATGATCCATTTTCTATGACAGGAATGAGTTATTCCAATGTTCTAAACGAACTTGGCTTTGGAGCATATTCTCCTGCTGTTCAGTTTTTGATGACTCCGATCTTTGAAGATTTACTTCGTGGTCAAGCTATTCAGTTTAATGATATGGTCAGAAAATCTGGATACTCATTTAACATTATGAACAATAAAATGAGTATTTTCCCAATTCCAACGGGAGGATTTAACATCTACTTTGATTATGTTGTGAAAGAGGAAAAAGATATGACTCAAATCGCACCGGGAGATCCATATTCAAACATTTCCGATTATTCTAACATTCCTTATCAAAATCCTGTTTACTCATTTATAAATGATGCTGGTAAACAGTGGATTAGGAAATACTTTTTAGCTTGTTGTAAGGAAACTTTGGGATTGGTCAGACAGAAATATCAACAAATTCCAATTCCTGGAGGAGAAGTTACATTGGATGGCGCTGAACTAAGAAGTGAGGCCAAAGAAGAAAAGAAAGACCTTATCGATGGTTTAAACAATATGTTGGAGAAGGTGAGTAAAACTTCTCAAGCAGACGCTCATGCTGATCAATCTGAAAAACTCAACGATGTATTGAAGAGAATACCGAATTTAATATATGTGGGATAATTATGAAAAGAAAAGATTTAAAAGAAATTATAAGAGAGTGTATTAGATCATTCGTCACCGAAATGGAAGGTTGGGAACCTTACGACGATGTAACTGGAGATATAGCTCCAGCACCACGGGATAGAACAGAACCAGTCCAGCCAGAAGTTGAACCCGTCGCAGAACCTCTAGGAATTCCTGAGTTTCCACAAGCGGTCATTAAAGGACACTTGAGACATGGAGCAAAAAAATATTTCGTATATAGCGACAATACTCCTGAGGCGTTGATTATTGGATATTCTAAAGACAAAGAGGACGCTATCCATAATGCTAAAACTACAGCAGGATATATAAAACGTGGTGGAGTAGGTCATACTGGAGAAATCAAAGAAGAAGGCGAACAACCTATAAATCAGGAGAAGATGAAAATGTTAAATGATATTTTGGTTACTTGTCAATATATGGAAAAGAAAGTTCACGTTTTAACTGATGAAAACATAAGATTTGGAATCAAACATGTTAAAGAAACGGTTCTTGAGTTAATGAAAATGGAAGGTGTTAAATAATATGGGATTAGCAGGCCGATATTTTTCAGCAAGAGATTTAAAAGTAATCAACTCATTTAACGGTGAGTTAATGGGTGATATTATTCAAACCGAAGTCACCATTTATAAAATCGCTGTAGATGCTACCAAAACTAACGTTTATGGTGAAGCTGAACAACAATCAGGAGGATTGACATTCTTCCCAGGAGTAGAGATCACTGCTTTGATAGATCGAGCAGACATTACTACCGAATATAGTGAATTCGGACCTGATAGGAAACAAGACGTGGTGTTCAAATTCAGAGAAAATATGTTGAAAGAAGTAAATTTATTCCCTCAAGTTGGAGATATCATTCTTTTCAACGAACGATATCATGAGATTGATAACGTGATTCAAGAACAACTTCTCGGGGGAATTGCTGATAAAAGCCATTCAATAATTTGCAATACTCACTACAGCAAGTTGAGTAAGTTAAATTTAGTAAACAGACAATATTAATATGACGTGGCGTGGAGATCCAACTAATGTTGTTCCAAATCCTGTCCAAGAAGCGATGAATCGTTCGGAAGAAAGGATTACTCTCAACCGTGCGTTGAATGTAAATAGAACATCAGATAAATTAAAAAATTTCACCATTACGATTAAAGATATCGATGAAACTGTCTTTGGTCATCTTCAAAAAATGGAATTAACCGTTGTTGACGACGGAGATAACATCAAAGTTCCCGTGTCTTACGCTTCTCCTGAAAAGTGGAAATCTGTTCAAAACGACGGATTCATGAGAGATAATAATGGAAGAATTATCCTTCCGGCTCTTATTTTCCATAGAATAAGTTCAGAGACGGATAAAACGATGATGGTTTTTAACAAGTATCTTCGTTATTCATTGATTAAGTTATATTCTCAGAAAAATCAATATACTAAATTCAGCGTTTTAACAAACAAAACTACTCCAATAAATGAAATTTATAATGTGGTGTTCCCCGACCACATGACCTTTACTTACAAATTTATCATCTGGACAGAATATATTGAACAGATGAATTCTATCATTGAAAGAATAAATTTTGAAACAAATGATTACTGGGGAAATGAAAGGGGATTTCGGTTTAGAACCTATGTAGATTCATACGATCATACTACCGAAGTTCAGTCTGATTCTGATCGACTTATAAAAACGGAGTTTAATTTGACTCTTAAAGGATATTTATTACCAGATTTGTTTGCTCCAGGATTGGATGGATTTAAATCAACTACAGAAAAAACCTTTACAGCTAAAAAGGTTATTTTTGGAGCTGAAGTAGTTTCAACCGATTGGCAGCCTAGAGTTCCTAAAGATGTTGAAGATAGGTGGAGAAGTCAAAAATATCCTAATTTGGTTTACGGAACAGAACCTCCTTCTCCTACAGTTGTTTATGGAGATATGGAAGTTGATAAATCTTCGGTGATTTCTCCAGAAAATACGAAGAGACATATTTATGTCTTTGACACATATTGGGATGATAACATGTTGTGGGACGATTCTTTGATATGGAAAGATTGAACTAAATGAGTATACAAACTTTTAATAATGGCGAAACTGGATTAAGTATTAGAAATAAACTTAACTCGGTAATTGAGTGGAATCCGTCATTTATTTATAATATTAATGGTATAACTCATGTTAGTGGAACTCTATACTATAGTAATATAGATAATAATGTAGGGATTTTTCCTATATCTTCATCTTTTTGGGGAACTACAACTCAAACCCAATCATCTTCTTTAAATTCAACGTTTTCTGTATCATCTAGTTATGCTAGTAGTTCTACTAATTTGGGGTTAACTGTGTATAACATTTCGGTGTTACAATCTTCTCAATCAAAATGGGCTACATCAAGTTCATTTGCTTCAAGTTCGTTGAGTTCAAGTTATATCACAGGAAGTATTACTTTTAGTTCAAATACTGTATATCAATTAACATCTAGTGTATCTATTTTATCTTTAACTTCTAGTTATATTTCACAATCAAATATTAAAATCGAATCTGGAAGTTTATATCTACTAAGTAACTCTGGAAGTTGGTGGAAAATTAAAGTGGTTGAAGATGCAAATCATTTGGGATCATTAGGAGTCGATGGTCCTTTTTAATTAAAAAATTATGTTTGACGTGTCAATAAACCAAAATCAAATCGGTAATCGTGTTTCTGTTGAAAACACTATAATCGGTAAACCGATTTTAATAAGTTTTAGTTTTAGTATCCCATCGCCACCAGTAACACAGGATAACTTAATAACTGAAAATTCTGTTGATTTTGTTACTGAAAACGATGTGTTAATTGATTTGGAATAATATAGGAATAAAGTATGGGAATAAAAACATCACAACTAACTCAAGTATCTAGTATAAGTGGATCTGATTTTATCTCTTTGTCTGAAGATTTAGGAGGATCGTCTTTTACTAGCTCTAAAGCAACAATGTCTCAATTGTTATCGTATGTAACGTCTAGTTGGAATATTTTAAATTCAACTTTTTCTACATCGTGTTCTTATGCTTCATCCTCAACAACCGCAACAAACCTAGGGTTGACAGCTTATAATATTTCAGTTTTACAAGCCTCTCAGTCTCGTTGGGCTACGTCAGCCTCATACGCATCGAGCTCAACAACCGCAATAACCGCAACAAACCTAGGGCTTACAGCTTACAATATTTCAGTGTCACAAGCTTCCCAATCTGTGTGGGCTACGTCAGCCTCATACGCATCCAGCTCAACAACTGCTGGAACAGCTACTACAGCAACAACCGCAACAAACCTAGGGTTGACAGCTTATAATATTTCAGTTTTACAAGC